AGGCTGTTGTTGTGGAGGCTGTACAGCTATATTAATAGGTTGTATTGGCTGTGGCTGTTGTACAGGAGGTGTAAGCATAGCAGACATGGCTGATGGTGCTTGTGGTGTAGGCATACCGCCTTGTTGTAGTCCAACTATACCACCTTCTGCCGCTGTACGGATATAGCGATAAGGTTCATCAAAGTATCGTTGGCTACCTCCTTCAACACCACGTCTTAGATATTCTGCTTCTGTAGGAATAGGTCGTCTAACACCCCCACCTACTAATTCAATTTTATCAAAGTCAGTTTCTGCCGGCTTACGTGCTTTAGGTTCTGGTGCTTTATAACGTTCTTGTAATCCACCTGTTAATGCTGCAATACCTAATGGAGCATATGTGAAAGGGTCTGTAGCTTTTTGTAATGCTATTTCTTTAAAACTAGCTGTAGAAGGAGTAACCCCCATTTTCATTAATTCTGAAGGAGCATATATCTGTCCTTTTGCTACAGCAGGAGCCGTTTCAAAACCTAAGAAAGTTTTAGGTGCTACATCTTTTATACCTATCATTGATCCTGCTGGTGCTTCTAAAGCAGCCATAGCTTGTCCAACAGTAGATACCCCTGTCGGCCCCGCTCCTATATAGCCCGGAACATCTGCGAGCTGTGCAGCAGCAGCCTCAGAAGCTATTTGTTCAGCAGGTTTAAGTGCTTGTTCTACACCTGTCGTACCTAAAGCTGAACCAATACCAAAAGACAAAAGACCAGAAGTAACACCACCAAGTAAAGCTTCACCCGGTTTTTGACCAGCTAATAAACCACCTACTGTAGTACCTAAACCTGCACCAACAGCGGTAGCACCCAAACCAGCACCTAAAGCAGTTCCTGCACCGGGAAGAAGAATACTACCTGCAATACCACCTATTACTGGAAGAAGTGATTTAAGACTAAAAGCTTCTGGTAGGCCTGTATCAGGATTGATAGTAAGCTGGCCTAGTGATGCTAGTCCTTGAATCTCAGGCTTAGACATGTGTACAAGTTCAGTATCTCCATACCGTCCTTGCATAGCCATAAGATTGGATAAACCACTATACGGTGCGTCTCTATTTACCATTAGTGCCATATTACTTAGTCCCTTGTTTTATATTCATGTAGTGTGACTGTGGTTTGGTCATATCCGCATGTAAAGTATTTGTATTATTATACAATGAGTCTTTAGAATATGCCATACCATTTCCCGTTCTAGCCCCAAAATAATCAGTTTGAGGCGCTAATCCGTTGTTGACATTCTCTACAAATGTACTATTATAAATCAAATCAATCATATTCTTGTAATTATTATTCATTAGTGAAAGTCTACCCAACCTGTTCCTGAGACATAACCTTTGTATTTCTGTACACTTGTAGCAAAAACTATAAAACCTTCTTCTGGTCTACCTATTTCATTAACACTAACCACAGTACGTACACGTGTAGCAGGAGATAACTCTACTTCCAAATCTCTTTGTTCTAGAAGGAACTTCATTTCTGCTGCATAACGAATAAGATCATTATAAAGCTGTTGACTATCTACCATATCTAGGTTAGCATAGTATGGAAGTTCAGGATAAAGTTTAGCTACCATTATCTACCACCATCTGGTTGAATAGCCAATCGTACACTACCCCAACGCCAGCTAGTACCAGAATCAGAAGAAGAAACACGAATAGATGCTTGTCTACCTCTTGCTCTTAGATCAATTTTTTGTGTACCTGCATTAATAGTAAATGGTCCTTTTGAAACTGTAGAACCAGAAGGATAATTTTTAGTATCAATAGTAAATTGAATAGAACCTTGGTTAATAGTATAGTCAGGAATAATACGATCCATAAACATTAACTTGTCACCATCTTCAATGTCAAAGTCTGCTGATTCAATATAAGAAGTTAGTGCATCACCATCACCAGTAAATACAGATACAAGTTCATTATCCCAATAATAATTATCTGCTCCAACAGTCTTTGAACCTGTAGTAATTGTATTATCAAACACAACCCTATCTTCAAATGTATTAAAGAAACCTGTACCAAATACCCAATGATTTTCTACTGTATTATAAATAATATATCTATCAGGTTCTAGTGCATCATTAGCAGGATATAGCCAAATTACTTCGTGAAACTCTGAGTTAGTTCCAGCATATACTTTGTCAGCTTGCGACATATTAAAACTATCATAAATATGTCTACGAACAGTACAATCTAGTTTTTGTACACGACCATTGAATGCAAAAAAGTCATTAATACCCATCCAATATGTAACACCTTCAAGTGCTACTGCAGCATGTGGACCAATAAGACCTGCATTATTACCTAGTAGTGTATTGTTAAAGATAAAAGGAGGACCAACATAGTTTAGAGCATACATAGCACGATCAGTCCAAATGTGAATAGCATTACGTGAACGAATACCGCCAATAATTTCTGTACCGTCTACTAACTGTATCTCACCTGATGTAGTAGAAATACTTGGTGTCCAATTAGTATAATCTTCTTGATCTGACCATCTAACAAGTAGAGGATTAAATATAGAAGTACCTGCTTCATTTGTTCCTAGAGCAATAACATGTCTATCATTAGGAGACACAACAATACTGTTTATTTTAGAAGGACCAGTAGAAACAATATCTGCTCTTTGTGGTGTTGCTGAAGCATCTGCATCCCAATGAAATAGTTCAGAACCTCGACGTACAGCTAAAAGGTCTTCACCCCAGTTATCCATTGACCATTGATTTGCAAGGAAGGTAATATTGGAAGAAGAAGCTTGAACATTCCATGCACGTAAACCTGTAGTAGAAACACCTGCATTATATACACCAGCACCATATCCTAGTCCTTGAATACTGTCTGTCTGTTCAGTAGGCAATAGAAAGTTAGCAGTAGCTATGCCTACATCTGTAAGATTGGAATCTGCTGTATAATTAACTGTAAATGCAAAATTATTTAGTCCTGATTTACTTACTACTTGATAAGTAGGTCCACCAAAAGCTGTTACTGCAAAGTCAGTTCCTTCAGAAAAGCCGGGTAAAGATGTACTGGAAAACATAATCCAATCACCAACACTTACACCGTGATTTGTTAAACTAACAGAAACAACAGCAGAACCACTCTGTACATTCATTGTGCTAGTTAAAGCTGATACTTTTACTATAGGTGTTACGTCATAATTAATGTCATTAAAAAAAATATTAAGACGTTGTTCTGTTCCTGTAGCTAATAGCTTTTCAGTTGAATTATTGATCCAAGAATGTAAAACTCTAGAAGTACCTATGATAGCCGTATCAGATTTTTTTTGATAACCTCTTAAATTTTCAGGTTTACCTTCACGAAAACGTACACGATCACCATCATACCATTTGCCTTCCTCAGAATACTGAGTAGACTCACGGTGAAAACCGGGTAGAAAATTTAGTTTTTGTAAACGTGAAGAAGAAGTAGGCATTGTTATCCTCTACCTCTAGGATCATAGTAACCATTAGTATTAATATAGTCTGTGCCATTAAAGCTTTGTCTAAATGCTACTTGACTTGATGTATTAGTTCTGACTATGTGTGTGCCAGCAGCCCATGTACCTTGCTCACCACCAGTGTTCTCACCAGCATTATTAGCAATAGGTGGTAGAGGTTCAGCATCTGTTACATTTGGATGCGTTACAGTAAATTGAATATTATAATTAGAATTTATAACTCTTGCAATAATACCAAGTATAGCCTTAGTTTCAAATCCTAATGGTGTAGTAACTGTTTGCAATACACGGCTAGTTCCAAGTGCAGTTTCGTCTACATTTGTTACTTGAGTGTCCCAAATAAATTCATCTTCAAATTGGGTAAAGCCAAGAATGTTACTGCTGCTATCTGTAAGAACAGAACCAATACGCCTATAGGCAGAGGCAATGCCAGAAGTAGCTACAAGATTAGCTGCAGTAGTAGATGTATCAAATCCAGCATCAGTGCCTCCAGCATCTAGTTCAACAAGATAAACGTGATACCAAGTATCTGCTGATAAAGTAACTCCAGAAGCCATCCCACCAGCACCAGTACCCGACGACCAAGTAGCATCTATTTGTTTTGTCATTATAGATGATAAACTTAAATCAGTAGTATTGCCAGAGTCTCTAGCTTCACCTACCGCAATATCAATATCGTGATCTGCGTCTGTACCATTTGATAATGTAAGACCAGATAAATATCCTCTTGGAAGATTACCTAAACCTGTTAGATTACTTCCATCTCCGTAATATTCTGTAGCAGAAACATTTCCAGTAACTGTAATAGAGGACGCACTAACAGTAGAAGTACTAATACTTGTTGCAGCAAAAGAAGTAGTAGAAACATTTATAGCAGTAAGGATAGAAGTAGAAACATTTGTAGCAGCTAAAATAGAAGTTGTAATACTGGTAGCTGTTAAAACATTAGCTGTTAAATCATTAACTGTAAAAGCACTAACAGATGTAGGTGATTCTACAGAGTAAATATCTGTACCATCACAAGCTACAAAAACATTACTTTGTTGTGTTAGAGTAATCGCAGAACCTCCTGCTGTTTTCATTTGAACAGCAAAAGAACCTGTAGTATTTTCTCTAACAAAGTAAGTTTTTTCTTCTGATGGAATAGTAATAGTTACATTAGCTGTAAGTGTACCAGCAAACTCTAAAGCAGCATTACGTGATTGATCTGAAGAACCGTTATTATCTGTAAGTGTAATTCCTGTTCCGCTAACAGAAACAATTTCATAGCCAGCAATAGCGTCATCTATTAGATCAATAACATTAGTGTTTAGAATAGTACCCCAGCTATTTGGATTCTCTCCATCACCTTGTTTTTCTAAACCTAGTCTATCTGTGTATGTACTTGCCATTATACTGCCTTTCTTTTAACTTTTTCTTTACACTCTGATCGTAAGATTTTTGTTTTTGCTTCTATTGTTACTTGATTAATAACATTTGCATAGTTCATGCAGTTTACTATATCAGGAAATGGTCCTGTTACAGCATGTTCTTTAATAGGCTTACCTGTAGGCAGCAGTGTTACTATAATTACTGAGATATAATAAAACATTACCTTACTAACTCAGGCCATTCATAGAGAGTACCAGACCGGTTTCCGTCTTCATCGTAGGTAATAAACAATGCAGCTATGGCATCAATGTCAGCAGCCTGTGTGATCTGATCCTCCATCGCCGCAGCAGCCAGTCTAATTTCGTCACGCCATTTTTGTATATTGGTGGGTACGTCGATGTTCGTGTCGGCCCGCCGAATAATTGCCCAATCGGTCTGCGCTAGCAGCCCAGCCTGTTGGGCCTTAACTTCTTCTTTTAGTTTAGTTTTAACACCAAAAGTAATAATTTGATTTCCATCACCATCTAATAGAGCATTACCATCTTCATCTACTTCATAAACATCTTCAATAGATTTAGCAGTAGATGTAATAGTACCATCAGCATTATATGACCAAGTATATAGTCTGCTATCAGGTGGTGTATCTAAAGTGATCCAAACAAGTCCAACAGCTTGTTTTTCCTGTTCCGTCCAAATATGCCAATTTGCAGGATGCTGAATACCATTATTATCGGTCCAAGCTTTTCCTTCTTTAATTTGTTTTCCATTATAAGTCCACATTTTATTTATCCTTATTATCTTGCTGTATCTGGTGCAACGCCTTATCTTCCGTACTACATATGTGCCAGTTTCTCAGGTGTGTAATCCCGTTGTCATCGGTCCAAGATTTGTTTTCAAGGATGGTTCTGTTTGAGTATTTCCACATTTAATCTACTTGCTTCTTTCTTAATTTGGCCCATACGAGGCTGCTGCGCCGCTGGTGACGCCAGCAGCACCAGACCAAGTAGCTGTGACAGTTCGGGGCGTTTCTGCTGATAAGTCGGCGGAAAAAGCTTCGCTCAGTTTTTGACGAGTACCCGGCTGCTGATTGTTTATTCTGGTTGCCCCGACCCATGTGCAGGTCACACTTGTGGTTGCAATGTGGCCTGTCGTGCCGATCACAGCGCCACCGGCAGGGACGTTGAGGCTCAGTGTAGACAAAACACCCGATGTCGCTGAATCATTACTGGTGGCGTGTGCCGAAACATCATCCTTGCCGTACATGGCAAAGACACTGCAAGAAACACCACGATTGCCACCTATGCCAGCTGTCAATGTTATGACGACATCGCCGCTTGTTCCCGTTGGAACCTGGGCTGCAAAAATACCAGACAGCCCGTCGTCGGCGGAGTTTGCTAGTGCCGTGACGATTTGAGTGGCAGTAACACCACCGATGGTGACGCTGCTGTATCGACCATTATTGAAATTCGTCGTATGGCTCGTTGCGACAATAATTATTCGGGTGTCATCCTCATCACCAAACGCTAGAGAGCTAAACGTATGTGTAGTGCCGGTGCTAGTTGACGGCGTACCGTTAGCCGTATTGCTGATCGAAAATGGCGTTGCTGCTCCTGCTGCACCTAGAAGGAGATTATTATTAAATACCATGTTATTCCGTTTCAGTCATAGTTTCTTTATTTAAAGAATCAGTCAACATTTTTACAAAAGCACTTTTACCAACTTCAAGCTGATCAACATTAAATCTAGCAGAAGAAAGTTTACGATCTAGATCAGCAATATGATTTACATATAGCTGTTGTTCTTCAGTCATGTCTTCGTATTGATATTCTACGTCATCAACAATAATTGGGGTTTTTTCATTTTTTCCCATTATTATTCTCCTTTTGTTTATGTGTTAAGTTAAACCGCCCAAGGCTTACCACTACCTTCAGTAGGATTTTCAATTAAATTAAGTTGTGAAGTTACATTAGCCTCAGTAGAAGCTACTTCTTCATCACCTAGAGCATCTTTTGTCCACTGTAGTGCCTGTGCTTCAGTAATGTCAGCATAAGGTGTAAAGTTTGAAAGATCGTCAGTAGGGATTGCTACTGATCCATAAACTCTAGCCTGATTGCCTTGATCATCAGAATCAATGCACTGCCAATGAGAATTGTTTACTACATCAGTTTGACCATCTAGTGATAGAGCATAATCAAGCTGAACAATAGACCAAGTAATTGCCATTTTATTTATCCTTTAATTTAGCTTACGTTAAGAGTTGCAACAGCATGAATTGCTGTAGTAGTATATACGATATAATCAATTCTGTCAACTGATCCTGCGGCAGTAGATAGTGTAGGTGCAGTACCACCAGCAAATTTCCAATAAGAACCAAAAGACAATGTTCTTGATCCTGTGCCATCCTGCACAACAAAGATACTGCCTGTCTGACCTGCATCAATATTACTTGGATTAGCAAGTGTACGGTTGCCGCCAAGAGTTACAGAGAAGTTCTGATTAGCATCAAAGTCAGGAGTGATGGTTGCACCGTCTGTTAGTGTACCAATATCTGCTTTAGCCGCTTTGGTTATGTGAAGTTGTTTTGCAGGTGACGTAGTCCCAATACCAACGTTACCGCTGCTGTCGATACGCACACGTTCAGTGCCACCAGTTTTAAATGTTAATGTGTCAGCAGCAGCCCAATCCATTCCTGTATTAGTATCATGCGTGAATGTATAATAAGGATCATGAGAACCATAAGCAGTTGATCCATTACCAACATACATAGCACCAGTGGAAGATATTTGGTTAATGGTCGTACCGTTAGCAGTAATTTTAAACGGGATAAAGGCATTACCTACTGCCGCAGCATATTTAAATCCTGCTCCAACAGCATTACCACCAAGACTAGCATTACCAGAATCGACTAAAAAATAAGCACCGTCTGTGGTATTAGAACCTTCTTTAGAAACTGTTAAACCAGAACTGAATGAAGTAGTACCAATACCGACATTTCCGGTGCTGTCGATACGCATCCTTTCAGAACCAGAAAGAGTAGTTGTGTTACCAGCAGTAAAAAATCCTATGCGTGTAGAAGCATTCATCGAAACTGTATTACCGCCAATAGACAATATATTTTCTGATGGATCAGAAACATTCATAAGAACAGCTATAGGTTCTTCTGAATTGGTATAATGTGGTGTACCTATTCTAGCTATTTTTTGAGTAGTGTCACTTAAAGCTGTACTGCCGCCGTTGGCTCCTACAACTAAACTTACATTACCACTTTGTATAGCAGCATCACCTCTAACATGTAGCTTATATGAAGGACTTGACTCTCCAATACCGACACTGCCGCTGCTGGTGATACGCATGTCCTCACCAGAACTATTAGTTCTGAAGGACATGTAATTTGATCCGTGATCATATTCAATTTGACCAGCGTTTTCATCGTTAGCATCACCAAAGTAAATTCTTGATTGTCCTGATGTTCCAGCAATTATAGAAATGTGTGCGTCATCTGTGCTTGTTGCATTATGTTGAAATAATGCTACAGTACTAGCAGATTGTGTTTCTGGTGGAGTTGTTCCTGCCCCATCACTTACTTCTAATCGTGCATAGCTTGGACTTTTTCCAATACCGACATTTTGGCTGCTGTCTATGGTAAGGGCGTCAGTGTTTTCCGTGCGTAGTTTAACCTCACTATAAGCTGCGTATAGGCTAACAAACGGTCCACCGCCTCCTGACGGCATCGTCCGTATATCCCAAGATGCTGCGTTGCTTGATAGGGTTGTGACCACCTGAGATACGTTCACATTGCCTGTGCCCGTTAAGCGGTAATTAATGGTTGGAGTAGCTGTATGTTGCTCTACATTACCATCAACATCCAGTCCTGTGAACGTACCAGCACCAGCGGAGAGGGTGCCAGCGAAGGTGGCGTTGTTCGTGGTTTTCTCGAATGCAACGAACGGCGTAGAGAACGAGTTACCAATTTTGAATTTATCGCTATCGTCATTGTCAATACCGGCATACACGTTCGTGCTATCGGTAGACCACCAGACGTAAGGATCAGCCGTCGAACTATCGCTTACGTCAAGGTGGAGCCGGGCAGCAGATGCACCAGACGTTGCGGAGTTTTGAATTGTAAGGCCAACCGTGCCGCCGACAGCAGAGCGTGAGAACGTGCCATCACCCACGAAGGTGGCTGCGTAATTCGCATCAAAAGATAATGCGTTTACCGCATCCGTTGTATTATAGAAATACAATGTATTTGCGTGTGTATAAATTGCCCAATCATCGTAAGGGGTTGAATTGGTGTTATTGAGCAAAATACCGGGAACTGCACCAGAGCCACTATCTTCTGAAATCTGCAATGCGTATGACGCACTTGCAGCACCCCCAATACCAACATTACCCGCGAAGGTGGCGTTGCCGTCATCCAACGTAAGCGTCTGCGTTTCAACTCCACCAGACATAACGAAGAAAGCCAAACGACCAACTTCTGCTCCATTTGTTGGGGTGTCAATTTGAGAAAGGATAGACGCATAATTTGCGTCGGCGGCAGCACTATCCTTGCCTCTGAATTGAATCAAACCGAGATTGTCAGAAGAGGCTGGGGAAGCACTATTCTTATAGAGAACAATATCAGGTGCACTTGTCGAAGTATCATCGGTATTTTCAATAATTACCTGATCAGTAGTGTCGGAAGATGTGGAGATAATGTTGCCAGCACTTAAAGCGTTGCCCAAAAGATCAAATGTAGACGCGCTGTCATCCCACCGCATGACGTTAGTTGCATCAGACCGGAAAATAATATCGTTTGGAACCGATGGATGGCTGTCTGGAACCAGAATGATATTGCCGCCCAAGTCTTTTGTGGTGGACCCGCTGATATATAGAAAAGTGCTGTTGTCGTCCGTGAGTATTTCTGGATTGCCCGCCGTTAAAGTTAAGTCGCCAACCGAAGCAAGGCCACTAGCCGATAGGGTGCCATTAACGTCTAATTTTGCGGAAGGTGAACTGGTCCCAATACCAACATTGCCGCTGCTGTCGATACGCATACGTTCGGTATTATTAGTTGTGAAACGAAACGCATTTGGATTAAGCGTGCCTATGTCCAAATCTTTTGAGTTTTCTGCACGTAAAATAATACTCGTAGAGGAAATCCAATATGATTGGCGAACACCAGTGTCGTAGATAGATATGTAAGGAGTATTAGTGCCTTCAAAACGAGCAACTTCGTTCGAAGCACCGCTTGAAACATGAAGTTTTACTGCGGGTGACGTAGTACCAATACCGACATTACCGCTGCTGTCGACCACCATACGGTCTGCATTATCTGTGGAGTCATAAAGACGCCAGTCACCAGAACTATCAATGTATTGCAGCCAACTTCTTGTGCCTGTTCTTTCTAAAAGAAAACCAGCAGTGCTGCTAGCAACCTTTAAGCCACTTGTGCCATCAAAGCCATCAGTATTTGTACTCCCCACCAGCAAGTTACCGCTGCTATCGATACGCATACGTTCAGTAGAGGCAGTTTTAAAGCGTACTTGATCCGTTGCATCTAATTGGACATCTCCTCCAGCAACCGTAGAGAACACATTAACTAACGTGCCATCGTAATAAATGCCTCGATTACCAGCATTTGCAAGATCAATAGTGCCACTAGCTGCTGATAAATTAACATCACCTGTGAAGGTGGCGTTGCCTGTGCTACCGCCAAGCGTCAAAAGGTCAGTTGCATTTGAGGCATCAGAGCGTCGGGATGAAAATGTGATCGTTCCATTGAGGGAGGTATTTGGGCCTAAAGAAACGACACGCATATTTCCAGAAGCGTCGTCTATATACCCCGTGCTTGCTCCTGTGATTGTACCAAAAGTTGTCGTTACTTTCAGTGCGTCAAATGTGGAATCGCCAGCCGTTAGATCACCACCAATACTGACATTTCCACCAACATTAAGTGTACCGCCAACTGATGCAGATGTAATAACTGTTAGTGTATTAAATGTACCACTATCAGCAGATACGTCACCTTCAATGATTGCATTGATTGAAGTAATTGCTGCTGCATTTACAGAAGTATTTACTGATACTGTATTAATTCTAGTTTCTAAATCTGTTCCTGCTAGTGTAGCAGCACTAACTATTGTTAGCTGATTTACTGTATATGCTGATACAGATGTAGGAGCAGTTGGTAGATTGGTTAGATTTGAACCATCACCATAAAATGAAACGGCTGATACATTACCACTAAATGAAGCATCAGTACCGCTTACTGTGCCTGTAAGTGTACCACCAGATAATGGTAGATGGTTTGAAATACTTGTTGCTAATGCAGCAGATGTAGCAGCTAATTCAGCACTTGTTGCAAAATCTAAGTTATTAATAACTGTATTAATGCTTGTAATAGCATTAGCATTTGTTGTAATGTTTGTATTACTGTTAGAAATACTTGTTGCAAGTGCTGCTGATACAGTAGCTAGTTCAGCACTAGTTGCAAAATCAAGATTATCAACAACTGTATTAATAGATGTAATAGCTGCTGCATTAACTGATGTTAAAGCCGATACACCTGCAATAACTGTGTTAATACTTGTAATAGCATTAGTATTTGTCGTAATATTTGTATTGCTGTTACCAATACTTGTAGCAAGAGTAGCTGAAAGTGCTACAGCATAATCACTTACTGAAGTAATTCGTGTATTTGCAGTAGCAATGCTTGTTGCTAATGCAGCAGATGTAGCAGCTAGTTCTGCTGAAGTTGCAAAGTTACTTCCATCACCTAAGATAGTATTAATACTTGTAATAGCTGCTGCATTTACACTTGTAAGTGCAGATACATTTGAAATTACAGAATTAATTGAAGTAATCGTTGGTCCTACAAATGATGTAGCACTAACTGTACCACTTACTTGAATACCGTATGGAAAATCTGCATCTTGACCATCTGCTAAAGTAAGCATTGAAAAAGAACCAGTATTTGTTAATTTAATTTCATTACTTTGAACAAATAAACTACCAGTTCCTGTTTCTTTAATTACAGAATTACTACCATTATGAACTATTTGTAAATCATTTCCTGTTCCAAAATTTAATGTAGCATCATCAGGAAAACTAGCTGCACTAACAACTGATAGCTGATTAACTGTATAAGATGGTACAGATGTTGGAACACTAACAAGAATACCTGTTAGATTTGAACCATCACCATAAAATGAAACGGCTGAAACATCCCCTGTAAAAGTACCATATGTTGCTGAAAGAGTTGTTTCAACAGCTAGTCGATATACCCGCAATGAAGATACACTAACAGATGTAAAGCTAAGTGTAGAAGATTTAAGATCAGTTGCTGAAATTGTAATTGCAGTAATATCGTTTACATTTAAGTATCCAATACTTACAGATGTAGCACCAATTTGAAATGCTCTTAAATCTGAAATACTTGCACTAACAGCAGTTAGTCCTGAAATGTCTGCTACGCCACCGCTTACATTATAAGCAGTTGTTGCATTGGCAGCAGATACTGCAAAGGTTGCGCTATCTGCACTTGTAGCAAATGCTGCACTTGAAGCAGACACAGCAAAAGAAGCTTCTCCTGCACTTGCAGCATATGAAGCACTAGATGCAAAAGAAGCACTAGCTGCAAAGTTAGCATTAGTAGCTGAAAGAGCAAATGAAGCATTTGTTGCTGAAGCTGCAAATCCTGCTGATGCAGCAAAAGTTGCTGAAGCTGCTACAATTCCAGTTAGATTTGAACCATCACCATAATATTCAGTTGCTGATACATTTCCGCTAAATGTTGCATTAGCACCTGAAATATTTCCTGCTGAAACTGTACCTGTAAATGTTGCAGAAGAACCAGTAAGTGCACCTGAAACACTAACTGTTGAATTAAATGTTGCGGCTCCTTCAACAACAGCAGTTCCACCAATTGAAGTATCTGAACTAAAGTCTGCTGTTGTTCCTTTAAACGTACCACCAATAAATTCAGATGCACGAATAGTTGGAACTGAAACACTTGTACTAACTGCAGTAGCACTTACAATCTGTCCTACTTCATTAATTTCAAGAGTTGTTAATGGACCATATGTACCAGATACAACTCCAGTAGTATTAAGAGCAATAGTAGGATTACCTTCAGTACCATCCCCATTAGTAATCGAAACACCCGTACCGCCTGTAATCGTTCTACCATATACATTACCTGCACTTACAGCTACAATGCCTGTAGCACCTGTTAGGTCTGCTACTGCATTAAGCGTTGAAGCATTAGCTGTAAGAGTTACTCCACTTAGTTGAAATGTTCCATCAATATTTACTGCACTTTGACTAAGTTGTAAAGGTGAGTTATTACCCTGACCATCTTGTACAGTTTGTACTGAACCAGTTAATCCAGTATTGCTACTTCCAACTTGTAAAAGTTGTTTATAAGTATTAGCAATTTTTGTTCCAGTAAGTGTAGCCATTATATACTATTCCAATAGTTGTCAGTTTCTTCCCAAAGAGATAAAGCAGCTTCCCAATCTAGATGACGTTCAGCATTAAGTTCTGGACGTGGATTACGTATTGCTGGATTATCTCTTACATCAGGCGTTTTATTTTGTGGATGGTTCTTTAAGTCATAAGCACCATCGTAGTCTGTTGGGCAAACTAGCATTCCGTAGCTGTTCATTTTTAGTACCCTGTGAGGATACCGAAAACCGCACGTATCGCATATTGCTAATGCTCTTTTAGTGCTTGCCATAATTCTTAAACTCTATTTAAATTTGGTACTATACGTAAGCTTGCTCTTTCTTTATCTTCATCCATTGCACGTGCTAGACGTTCTTCATATTCAGCTTTAAGAAACTGAATACGCCCACCTTCTACACCGGGACGTTTCATTGACATAAAGTAAGATAGTCCTGCAGTAAGGCAAGGATAAAAACGTCTAGAAATATCTGCAGTCTGTACAGCAGATTTGTTTACATCTTGAGTATACCGCACTTGTTCAATTTTTAAAAGGTCTGTTGTATTCTCTGGAATAGGCCAGAGATACATTGTTGGATTATCTCTATCACGCCGTACAGCATATTGTGATGGACGACCTGTCTGACCTTTACGTGGAATCTTGAGATATTCTTCCATTGTAATACGTTCTAATTGAAGATCAGTATCGTCACGATTAAGAACAACTTCAAGAACGTCTACGGTGCTAGAAGCTAGAGCATAAGCTGTTACACTTGTAGATACAGAAACTGTAGTTGTATTAGCAGTCCAAAGCAGTACACCACGATTCTGCCAATCTTGTAGCAATAGATTAATTGAACGTCGAGCAGATTTAGGATCATGTCCTAGTGTCTGTTCACCGCCAATCATCTCCATTGCTTCTTGAATAACTTCGTCAATATCCATTGAGAAGTTATATGTACCTGAAGTAGTCATTATTTTTTAAACCTTTCATAAGCATAAGCAAGAAATCCTGCCATAATACCTGTAGCTAATGCTTCATAAAAAAAGTCACCAAAGTGTGTTGGATGTACAATATAATCACTTATTGATGTAAATAAACCAACTATCCATGCTACTATAAAAGGAGACATATTTTTATTAAACTTTACTAAGAATAAACTTGTTGCTATTCCTGTTATTGACGCTGTTTTAGAAGCAACAAAAGCATGTTTCAAAGATAAAGATAAAAAATCACCCTGCACCATCATAGTACAACAAGATACAAAAGCTTGAATCCATGCTTCTGAGAATTTATTTAAAAACTTTTTCAACTTACACACTATCTTTTCTTTGTTTTCCGTTTTATCTTTTTAGTTTTTATCTTTCTTTTCTTATAAGGTGGTTTAGTAACTTGTTGTGTTATATTAGAACGACCTATAGCCATTAACACCTCCACCGCTTACGTGCTTGACGCAAACGGCTATTAGGATTTTTAGCAGCTTTAGGAAACTTTTTCATTTGCCCTGCTGATCGTGCACAATATGACTTACGTCGTGCTGCACGTGCTTTAGAAGGTTTCTTTTCAGTTACGGCTGTTTTAAGCTTAGAACCGGGATTCTGTCTACGATATTTAGCAACACCCTTCTTGGTCATTCCTGCACCAGCTTTAGTGGGACGCTTATCACCACTCTTAATGCTCATGCCTTTCATGCCTTTGCCTTTACGTTTACGTACAGCCATTATGTAACCCTTCTATATCGTCTTACTTTTTTAGCAATCTTCTTTGGTTGTTTAGCTACTTGCTTACCCTTCTTAGTTGCTTTACGTTTAGCTTTTGTTGTAGCAGCATATTCTTTAGCACTAAGACGTTTAATAGCTTTCTCTGGTAAGTATCTTTCACCAGTAGCCTTTGGACCTTGCGTAGATGGCTTACCTGATTTAGTACGCCATTTCTGCTTAGTCCAAGATTTAAGACTACGTTGTGGTTTTTTCAAAGCCACTTTATTTTCCTACAAGAGCCTTGATCTTTGCAATAATACGTTTTACTGTGTGTACAGGACACATTTTACAATTACATTCCATTATTATCTATAACCTCCGCCTTTGGCTTTATATTGTTTTGCAAGCATTTGTGCTTTACGTGCTGACCATTGCCCCGGTCTACCGCCTTTACCACCAGCCTTAATACTTTCAAAAAGTCTTTTACGCATTGTAGGCTTAGTGTAGTTACCAGCCTGATTGACTTTTGATTTAGGCTTTGCGGTAGTTTTTCTTGACTTTGTTGTTCGACGTTTTACGGCCATTTGCCTTTCTCCTACCAGCTTTTTGAAGTGCGATAGCTACTGCTTGTTTCTGTGGTTTACCAGCTTTCATTTCTCTACGAATGTTTTCACTGATAGTTTTTTTACTTTTACCTTTTTTAAGAGGCATTAATAAAGCCTATTATGTGAACATTTATAAGTCTTCTTTTTGCTTTTAGAAGAAGAAACTTTACCACCCTTCTTCATACGCTTTCCTACATTAGAAGCTTGAGCCTGTCCTACGTTAGAAGCTTGTGCAACTTGTTGACTAGGAGTACGTCTTTTCTTTCTTTGAGATTCTTTATACATAACACCGGGAAGCAAACCAACAAGAAAACCACGATCTTCTTTATCCATTCTCCCGCCAATAGCAGGAATAGCCCCCATAAAATCTGTAACTTTTAAACCCATTATAAAACTCCTATTTATCTAGCATTCTTTACCATTGATGCACCAAAATACATTCCAATAATAGCAGAAAGTAGATGCGTATCCAAGGGTGTTAAAACTAATCCTTTAAGTGATTGCCAAGTAACAGTCTCAGTTCCTTCTGTTATAAATAGAAAACCGGGATTCCATTGTGTGTATCCAACTGTTACTGGTACGTCAGGCCAAAATACTGCAACAACTTTAGGCCAAACAATAATTGCAGATACGGCAGCTAATGCAATAATACGTCGTGTAATTTGAAAACCTTTATTCTCATAACGACGTGCTTCATTAGTAGCTTTAGATTGTGCAGCTAGTCCTTCTATTGCTCTATCAAAAGCAGCTTGTTTAGCTTTTTGGTTTTGACTCCAAATAGTCATTACTCCAGATAATAATCCAGAGCCAAGCATTGTTATAAGTTCTAAAGGTATTCCACCCATAATTTAGTAAAGCCGATTATGTGAACAATTATACTTACCAGTTTTACCGCCCTTTTTCATTTTCTTCATATAACCGCCACCCATTTTTTTCATATAGCCGCCAGCTTTTTTATAGCCCATTTTATTTCGAACTTTAGTAGGTAGCTTACCTAGAGAATTCATTTTATCTGCAGGAACATCTTTCATTAATATCTCCTATTATTAATTAGAATTAGGTACAAGATTATCGTCTGCACCTGCAGGACTTGCTGGTGCTTGCATATCATCTCTTCTTGTACGTCGTGCTTGATTACGCTGTAGATCAAGAACTTGATTGTATTGCTGTTGATATAGTCCAGCAGTTTGATAATCTTTTTGAAACATTGAAGCTTCAACCATACAAGCATTAAACAGAAGATCATAACAAAAATCTGTAAAGTAGTTTGTGTTGGTTGCTGAAGTTAGTGTAGTAGGTCTGGAAATGTAAACAACCTCTCCTGCATAGGTAGAGGCTGGTGTAGGAGCAACTACTACTGTTGATCCGTTACGTTGACCATAGTAACGTGGTTCTGATGTTGAAGCACTTACAGGCCAATAATCGTTAATAAATTCGTCAGTTCTCATAAGAAGATTAATCTTGGAACTGTTACTTACAATGTTAAAGTTTTTAACAATGCGTGTGCCTGTAGGAAGTGTAATTTTATTATTACCACTTGATACAGCTACTGAAGTATAGGTAACTAAACCATAGTCATCTAGGTCTTTGACAAGTCTTTCTTCTGCTCTATTCACCATATTTGGAATAAAGTTAAGAAACTCGGTGCTATCATTTTCAGTAGCAGCGATTAGTTCGTTGACCAGATAAGTATAGTTAGCCATAGAATACAGCCACCGTAGCAGCAGATGTAGGTGCAGAAACTTTTACTGTTCCGTTCATATCCATTCCTAGATCAGTAAGATAAATTTCTGAAGCATCATTTGCAGTTGTTAGAGTAAATTTAATATTATTACCCTTAATGTTTCCATATGCATCTGTTGAAGTGCCAGTGATAAGGAAAGTACCTACACCAGTAGCAAATAGAGAACGAATGCGTGTATCGGAAACTGTTACACTTGAGGTAACATCTAGAACTACACCGCTGCCTACAACATATCCTTCGCGAAGAGTTGTTGTCATTTTAGCCTCTTTTCGGATTAGTATTAATACTTGTTGTATTATAACACTAGATTAAAAAATAAAAAAGGCAAAGGAGTGTAAAAAGAATTTCTTCTCTCTACACCCCTATGCCTTAGTCTAGTTCAACAGATTCTTAGGAGGAACCTGAAGCACCGTAGAAGCCACGCCAATCGGACCAGCCAAAGCTGTACCGTTCACGTGCCTTGAACCGGAGATTGCCAGTGTCAAAATCTGGTTCCATCTTTGTTGCAAGAGGTGCACGAACAAACATCTTTGTACCATTAGGAACATCAGTCTTAATGTACCAAGCGTTTGTGTCAGTGAACCGACGATTAACAAAGAAACCACCGGGAACAAGACCCTGATTACGGATTGAGTTGATCTTGTTCTGGTTGGTTGCGCCGATGGAAGTGTCATTGGGGTTTACACCAATAACAGTTGTCATCTGGCTGTTTAGAATCTGGTCTGCAGTAAATGCTAGATCAGATGGAACGTGTAGTGACTCGGCCTGTGCACCGATTAGAATGCCACGATCATCTTTAGTCTTTGAGATTGTAATAAGTGCAGTCTCAAGTGAAGCTTCTGATAGATCGGTAGCACCTAGAGTGTTGGACTGATTACCATCACCAACAGTTGGGTGTGCGGCTGAGAATAGTGCAACACCGTCACCACCAAGATAAGCAGCACTGAAGCCGTTATTGAAAACGTCTGCAGCTTTTACCTGCTTGGTATTTGCCATTGCACGGGCTAGACCACGTGCACGTAGCTTGGCAAAGGTGTCATAGAGGTTATCTTCCATAGCTTCTTCAGTGACTGCGAAAGCAAGGGCAACTGTCTCGTGTGTGTACCGAGCAGTATATCCTTCCTGTGCGTCGTCATACTGAACTGCAGCACCTTCACCCTTTACAGGTGCAGTGCCGAAGCCGGTGAATAGAACTTCTTCTTCAAATGCACGATCTGACTGTTCAACTTCGTAAAGTGGTTCATGTTCATTATCCACTTCACCGTATTCTATGCCAAAAATAGCATTTAGACCGGGAAGAAGTTCTTTTGCAATACTAGAGCGATTAATAGCCATTGTTATTTACTCCCTTCTTCCGCTTAGTTTACAGATGAATCAGCAGAAATGTAAGCATCGACATGTTTGACGATACGAACTTCTAGCTTTGGAAAAGCACGTTCTGCTGCTACATCAATGTCATTGCCCGGTTCATTAACAACTGCGATAGGACGAAGCATGGCATTACCTGTGGTACGTGAACTTGCGTCAATACCAAAACCTGAACGGCCTGTAACAGTTGAACCTGAACCTAGAGTAACATTGAAGTTTTGTGAATTAATGTCACCAATAGATACTGAAGCGTCAGCTTGAATAACAAAGGTGGCAGATGGATTATCCATAACATAAGCAACTGCTTCTGTTACTGAAGTTCCTGAAGGCCAATAAGCAGACCATTTTGGTTCGCCATTGGCAACATAATTACAACCCATGAAAACACCTAGTGCTTTCTCAGTTGTGGTTGTTAGGACGTTTACGTACCCATCAGCATTTACAACAATATCACCAGTAAAAATGTTTGCAGCATAGCCGCTTGCAAGACGGTATTCATTCATACCGCTGCTATTTGGTGAACCACCGCGAATGCGGGAAGGACGTAGACCGTCAAGTGCTTTTGTAGTAGACATATTACACTTTCCTTTCTATGTTCTATACATTGACATGTACACTCATCGGTCCACAGTATTCAATCTTAGTCTTGAAACTTAGCTTGTTTACCGCGACTAACTTGTGTACGACTTTGATTAGAGATAGGCATCTGAGAATTGTTTTCGCGCATTAACTGTGCATTAACGGCATCAACCATTTCTCGGCTGCGGTTCTCATAAAATTCTTGACGAGATTCAGCAAGTTCTTTAGGCATCTTTGCTAAAGCCAAGTCTCCACGACAGACTGCACCTGCATATCGTCCACCCTCTCTCACGTCAGAGGAATGTAGCATTTCTGGAACTTCATCTGCCTGTACAAATTCCCATCCTTCAGAAGTACGCTTACCTACATTCTGGTAATCTTCTTGATTACGTAGAGTAATGCGTATCCACCTTAGTACCATGCCTTCACCACCAAAGCGGTGCATAACAGATTCAGGAATATCTAGCCAATTAGGCTCTTCGAATGTTGTACGACGTTGTTTAGTTTCTCTAGTATCGCTACTACGTGATTCATTTCGTGTTGTCATTGTATTTCCTTCCACGCTTAATTGTAAATTTCTGTGTATTCGCCATCAGCCTGTTCAGCCTTTAGCTTTTCAGCAGCATATTGTTCAAGTGGTATACCCCATTTATTGGCTCGTTGAACATCTTCTTGAGATAGTTTAACTTTATTGCCTTTAGAGGTTTGAGGTGTGCGTGAGGCACCTGCAACTACTTGAGCAGAATTTGTCGGGGCATCCTGCAACCGTGGTGTCTCCTCCTCCTGTTTTGCAACTGGAGCAGGGTCTTCATACTTGTGAGGAAACTGGCTACGTAGTCTTTGATCAATCTCCTCATAAAAATCGTCATCGGCTGGATCATAGCCTTCACTTTTTAGTTCAGCATCTGCAGCTAATGCTGCTGCAGTCATGATCTGATCCTGACCAAACCAAGGATTTTTACTAGCCCAAGCTACAGCTTTAGGATCATACTCCTGCTGCTGCTGTGGTACATGCTGTTCGGCTGTTTGACCTGCAGCTTCAAGACGTGCATTGTATTCTTCCCACGCCTGTTGCTGCTGTTGAACAACCATAGACTCAGCATAAGCCTTGGACATTTCCTCTTGTGCAGCAAGCATTCGATCTGTATCACCAGAGTCTGCAGCTTGCTTAAAAATTTCTCTAGCCTGTTCAATTC